ATCATGGAGCTGTACCTGGAGCGCAAGGCCGCGAAGCTGGCGGCGCAACGGGCGGCGAGGGAGGCGCGAGACGTGCCCGCAGTGCCGCCGACCGACGGGGTTAGGGGTGACAACGTGACACCCCGTCAAATTGACGGGGGTGTCACAGTGTCACCCTTAGGGTGTCAGGCTGACACCCTAACCATAAAGAACCCAAATACAGAAGATACCCCCCATACCCCCCAGCCTCCGGCCGGGGGGCAAGCGGCGGCGGCTGAAGCCTCTCGAAAACCGAAGTCCGGTCGGGACAGCAAGCAGCCGGTGGAGTTGCCGACGTGGCTGGCGGGCCTGGCCGAGGGCGAGGCGGCGATCCCGGCGGATGACCCGGTGTTTACCTACGCCGACACGGTTGGCATCGGCCATGACCTGATCGCGCTGCTGTGGGCCGAGTTCAAGCGCCGGATGGCGGCGAACCACAAGCGCCAGCGGGACTGGCGGCGCACCTTCAGGAACTACGCCGAGGCGAACTACTGGGGCTTGTGGTCGATGCGGCCCGGCGAGCCGGCGGTGCTGACGAGCCGCGGAGAGCAGGTGCAGCGGTGGGTCGAGGCGCAGAGGCAGCAGCAACAGCAGCAGCAGGCCGTGGACGGCCAGGAAGGCGGTGAGGCATGAGCGCGATCTTCGACCCTCGCCCCGACGACAGCGGCCTGCGCGTGCCGCCCCACTCCGTCGAGGCCGAGCACAGCGTGTTGGGCGCGCTGCTGATCGATAACAACGTGTGGGACCGCGCTGCGGATCTGCTGAAGGAGAGCGACTTCTACCGGCCCGAGCATCGGTTGATCTATCGCGCCATCGCGCAGCTGATCAACGCGGGCAAGCCGGCCGACGTGGTGACGGTGTTCGACCAGTTGGGCGAGGCGGCCGAGCAGGTGGGCGGCCTGGCCTACCTGAACGCGGTGGCTTGCAGCGTGCCGACGGCGGTGCATTGCCGGCGCTATGCCGAGATCGTGCGTGAGCGGGCGCTGGGGCGGGACTTGCTGGCGCGCATCAGCGACGCGGCGGATGTGGCTTGGGGCGATGCGCCGATTGCGGAGAAGGTTGACGCGGTGGCCGCGCTGTTCACGGGCATCGACACGGGCAACGCGCGGCGCAAGCCGCGGGGCATGGATGAGGTGGTGTGCCAGGTGATCGACCAGATCAACGCGGCGGCAGAGGCTGGCGGCGAGGTGGGCTGGAAGACGAGCATCAGCAAGATCGATTGGCGGCTGAATGGCGGGCTGAAGCCGGGCAAGCTGGTGGTGCTGGCGGCGCGGCCGTCGGTGGGTAAGTCGAGCTTGGCGGCGCAGATCGCGAAGCGGCTGGCGAGCGATGGGCACCCGACGCTGATCCTGAGCATGGAGATGGAGTGCGACGAGGTTGGGGAGCGCGCGCTGGCGAACCAGGCGCGGGTGAACTACAGCGCGATCCAGACTGGGCAGCTGTCGAACGACGAGTGGAGCCGGCTGAGCGAAGGCGCGGATGTGCTGGGGCACTTGCCGCTGTGGATCGACGACGAGCCGGGGCTGACGCTGCGGGCGATCGCGAGCAAGGCGCGCAGCGTCAAGGGGCTGAAGGCGCTGGTGGTGGACTTCATCCAGCTGGGCGAGGGCGAGGGCGACAACCGCAACCAGCAGATCGGCTCGCTGAGCCGTGGGCTGAAGAAGCTGGCGAAGCAGTTGGGCATCTGCATCATCGCGCTGAGCCAGCTGAACCGGGAGGTGGACAAGCGGCCCGGGCGGCGGCCGATCATGAGCGACCTGCGGGAGTCAGGCGAGATCGAGCAGGACGCGGACACGATCCTGTTCCTGTGGCCGCTGGATGAGTCGGAAGACGACCAGGAGGTGCGGCATATCGGCTGCGACTTTGCGAAGAACCGGCGCGGGAAGAAGGGCGCTTTCGTGATGACGTTTGAGGGGGCGAAGCAGCTGTGGGCGGAGTCGCACGCGGCGGTGGAGGCGTTCGGCAAGGGCGGCAGCATGCGGGGCGGTGGCATGGGCGGCGGCAACGGTGGAGGGCTGAGGTGATGGCGAAGATCGCGTGGGTGGATGAGGCGCTGATGCGCTGGGCGGCGGTGGTGGTGAGTGGTGCTGATGGGTCGGGCTACCCGAGCATGTCGGTGCTGCATGTGGACTGGTCGCCACCGAGCCCGGGGCAGACGCCGACGATGAAGGTGGCCATGGGCTCGCGCGACGTGGCGCGCACGCATGCGGCGTTGGCGCTGCTGACGCTGCGGTCGCGCAACACGGTGGTGGTGCACTACTGCAAGCGGATGACGTTGGAGCAGCAGGGCGTTGAGCTGGGGTGCCAGGCGGAGACGGTGACGAAGCGGATCGACGCTATCCATCGTGAGCTGGCGGGTCTGCTTGATGCGAAATAGTTTTTGCAACTTCCGGTTTGCCCGCTACATTCCCGCAACCTGATCTAGGTCCGACCACACAAGGCCCCGCGCTGCAGCGATGCACGCGGGGCCTTTGCTTTGCCCGTGTCTCAACACAAGCACCTCTACAACTCGGCTCGCTGGAAGCGCACGCGTGCGGCTCAGCTGGCGGCCCATCCGCTGTGCCGGATGCACTTGGCGCTCGGCGCCACGGTGGAGGCGACGGTCGCCGACCACATCGAGCCGCACCGTGGCGATGAGGCGCTGTTCTTCGGCGGGCCGCTGCAGTCGCTGTGCAAGCCCTGCCACGATGCGCACAAGCAGGCGCAGGAGCACAACGCCGACGGCGTGCTGCGCGGCGCAGGGCTGGACGGCCGGCCGCTCGACCTGGCCCACCCCTGGCACCGGGCGTCGATCGGCGCAGGGGAGGGGGGTGCGAAAGTCTGCGAGGCGTCGAGCGCAGACCGGTCCCTTCCCTTCGCTCGCATGACCGCGAAATCGGAGGGGGGGGCTTAACCATGGGACGGCCAGCAAAGCCCACCGCCCTCAAGGCGATCGAAGGCAACCGCGGCAAGCGCGGTGCGAACCAGAACGAGCCCGAGTTCGATCTGCTCAGCGACCTTGAGCCGCCCGCGCACTTGGCCGAGCGTTCGGCCGCCGTCTGGCGTGAGCTCGCCTGGATGCTCCGCAAGGCCCAGGTGCTGACCGTCGCCGACAAAGTCGCCTTCGAGCTCCTGTGCGACTCCATCGCCGACTACCGTTTCGTGCGCAGCGAGCGCGGCGACAGCTTCGTCACCAAGAGCCCCAAGACCGGCGCCGAGATGCTCGACCAGCTGCTCGTCGCCCAGCAGATGCTTGCCAAGCGCGCTGAAGGCTTCATGTCGAAGTTCGGCATGGATCCAGCCTCTCGTTCCAAGGTCATGGTCGACCCGCAGGGCGACCTGTTCGGTAAGCCTGCCGGCCAAGCCGCCGGCACCTCCCGCTTCTTCAACAAGTGACCACCGCGACCGAAGACCGCCCGGCCGCCACCCAGGCCGGGCGCAAGCCTGCCCGCTCGCGTCGCAAGGCCGCGCCGCTGGACCGCGCCACCGCCTTCGCGCGTGACGTCCTCGCCGGCACCGTCATCGCCGGCCCGCACGTCCGCGACGCCTGCCGCCGCCACCTGCGCGACCTCGACACCGCCGCCGAGCGCGGCCTCGTGTGGGACGCCGCTGCGGCAGCCGAAGCCATCGCCTTCTTCGAGGAAGTGCTGCGCCTGAACGGTGGCGACTTCGAGGGCCTGCCTTTCATCCTCCAGGGCTGGCAGGCCTTCATCGTCGGCAACCTCTACGGCTGGCTGCGCCGCGACCCCGCCAAGGGCCTCGTCCGCCGCTTCCGCGTCGCCTACGTCGAGACGGGCAAGGGCTCCGGCAAGTCGCCACTGGCGGCTGGCATTGGCATCAAGGGCCTCACCGCCGACGGCGAAGCGCGCGCCGAGATCTACGCCGCCGCCACCAAGAAAGACCAGGCCATGGTCTTGTTCCGCGACGCCGTCGCCATGGCCGACCAGTCCCCCGAGCTCATCGCCCGCTTGACGAAGTCCGGCGTCGGCGAAGCCGCCTGGAACCTCGCCTACCGCGCCACCGCCAGCTTCTTCCGCCCGATCGCCGCCGATGAAGGCCAGTCCGGCCCGCGCCCGCACGTCGGCCTCATCGACGAGTACCACGAGCACAAGACCGACGTGGTCTACCAGCTCATGCGCGCCGGCACCAAGAGCCGCCGTCAGGCCCTCATCTTCCTCATCACCAACAGCGGCGCCGGCGCCACCAGCCCATGCGGTCTGATGCACGACTACGCCGCCCAGGTCGCCGCCGGCACCAAGGTCGACGACGCCTTCTTCAGCTTCGTCTGCGGCCTCGACGACGGCGACGACCCGCTCAAGGACGAGGCCTGCTGGCCCAAGGCCAACCCCTCGCTGCAGTTCGCCAACCTGCCGGGCGTCCAGTACCTGCGCGAGCAGGTCACCGAAGCCCGCGGCATGCCCAGCAAAGAGGCCATCGTCCGCCGCCTCAACTTCTGCCAGTGGACGGCCGCCATCAGCCCCTGGCTCAGCGCGGCCGTGTGGGATCCCTGCGCCCGCCCCTTCACCGCCGACGACCTCCGCGGCCGCCGCGCCTGGGGCGGCCTGGACCTGTCCAGCACCACCGACCTCACCGCCTTCGTGCTGCTGGTGGAGCCCGCCCAGCCTGACGAGCCCTGGCACATCCTGCCCTGGGCCTGGCTCCCGGAAGGCGGCGCCGACTTCACTCTGCGCCACCGCTCCGAACGCGACCGCGTCGACTACGTCGCCTGGGCCCAGCAGGGCTACCTGGAGACGACGCCCGGCGCCGCCATCAGCAAGCGCCACGTCCTCCAGCGGGTCGCGCAGATCTGCGCCCAGTTCGACGTCCAGCACATCGCCGCCGACCGCTGGCGCCTCGAAGACTTCAAGCAGCAGGCCGACGACGACGGCATCACCCTGCCCGAGCTCATCCCCTTCGGCCAGGGCTTCAAGGACATGAGCCCCGCGCTCGACAGCTTCGAGACCGCCATCCTCAACCGCACCGTTGCCCACAACGGCCACCCGCTGCTCACCTGGTGTGCGGCCAACGCCGTGACCGACAGCGACCCCGCCGGCAATCGCAAGCTCAACAAGGTCAAGGCCACCGGCCGCATTGACCTGATCGTCGCGAGCGTCATGGCCTACGCCAGCGCCGCCAAGCCCGCCGAGGGCAAGTCCTTCTGGGAGACCGCGTGACCCTCTGGCCCTTCAGCCGCAAGAGCAGCCCCACGCCCTTCAGCGCTGCCAACTTCGCGCAGCTGCTCGCCGGCGTCTTCGGTGGCGGCGCCACCAAGAGCGGCGCCAGCGTCAACCGCGAAACCGCGCTCGAAGTCACCGCCTTCCTCGCCTGCGTGCGCGTCATCGCCGAAGGCGTCGCCCAGGTGCCGTGGACGGTGATGCGCAAGAAGCCCGGCCAGCGTGAGCGCCTGCCGGCCGAGGACCATCCCCTGTGGGACGTGCTTCACCGCAAGCCAAACCGCTGGCAGACCAGCTTCGCCTTCCGCGAGACCATGCTGCTGCACATCCTGGCCAGCGACCAGGGTGCCGCCTTCGCCTACATCAGCCGCACCGGCGCCGAGCGCAAGATTCGCGAGCTCGTGCTCATCGAGCCCCAGCGCCTCCGCACCGACATCGCCGACGACGGCACCCTGCGTTACGTCGTCACCGGCCGTGATCAAACCGAGCGCGTGCTGTCCGAGTCCGACGTCTGGCACATGCGCGGCCCGAGCTGGAACGGCCAGACGGCCCTGTCCCTGCGCAAGCTCGCCCGTGAGGCCCTGGGCCTGGCCATGTCGACGGAAGAGACCCAGGCCAAGCTCCACAAGGAAGGCGTTCGCACCTCCGGCGCCTGGTCCGTCGAAGGCAAGCTGAGCAAGGATCAGTACGGCGACCTCTCCGCCTGGCTGCAAAAGCAAGCCGGCTCCGCCGCTCCGCTGGTGCTGGACAACGGCGCCAAGTGGCAGCCCTTCACCCTCTCCAGCGTCGACGCCCAGCACCTCGAAACCCGCGGCTTCCAGATCCGCGAGATCTGCCGCGCCATGCGCGTGCAGCCCGTCATGGCCATGGAGGCCGAGAAAGCCGCCGCCTACGCCAGCGTCGAGCAGCAGTTCATCGCCCATGTCGTGCACACCTTGCTGCCCTGGTACGAGCGCATCGAGCAGTCGGGCGACGTCTTTCTGCTCACCGACGACGAACGCAAGGCCGGCTACTACACCTTCCTCAACCCTACCGGCCTGCTGCGCGGCGCCATCAAGGATACGGGCGAATACATCAGCCGCCTCACCGAGCGCGGCGTCATGACCCGCAACGAAGCCCGCGACATGCTCGACCTCAACCCGCTCCCCGGCCTCGACGAGCCCCTCACGCCCGTCAACCTCGCCATCGGCGCCCAGCCGGCCCCTGAGCCCACCGCCTGAAGGACACCGCCACCATGGAACTCAAATACCTCGAACGCGCCTTCGAGCTCAAGGCCATCGACGCCGCCGGCATCTTCACTGGCTACGTCAGCGTCTTCAACAACGTCGACCTCGGCGGCGACATCGTGCTGCCTGGCGCCTTCACCGACACGCTCGCCGCCTGGAAAGCCAAGGGCACCTTGCCGCCCGTGCTCTGGCAGCACCGCACCGGCGAGCCCCTGGGCCCCTTCCTGGAGATGCGCGAGGACAGCATTGGCCTGTGGGTCAAGGGCCAGCTGCTGGTCGACGACGTGCCCCGCGCCAAGGAAGCCCGCGCGCTGCTGCAGGCCAAGGCCATCAACGGCATGAGCATCGGCTACGTCAGCCGCGACGACAGCTGGGATCGCGTCACCGACGTGCGCACCATCAAGAAAGCCGACCTCTACGAAGGCTCCATCGTCACCTTCCCCATGAACCCCATGGCCGGCGTCAGCGACGTGAAAACGCTGCTGTCCGGCATCCAAACGTTGGCCGACGCCGAACGCCTCCTGCGCGATGCAGGCGGCTTCAGCAAGGCCGATGCCGTGGCCCTCGTGTCGCGCATCAAGTCCCTGTCCGGGCGGAGCGATTCCGACCAGACCGTCGACCTGCTGCCCGACCTCGAGGCGCTGCACAAGTCCCTGTCTGGCCGGAGCGAGTCCGATCAGCTGGGCGACCTGCTCCCGGGTCTCAAAGCCCTGAGCGATTCCCTCACCTGACCGCAACTCCACCACCGCCACCAGGCCGCCCACGGGCGGCCTTTTTCATGCCTGAAAGGAACCTCACCGTGAACATCTCCCGCAACGTCGTGCGCTTCGCACTCATCGCCGCAGTCGCGCTCGTCGCACTGCCCCTGGCCATCGTCTTCGGCCAACACCTCACCGGCGACCAGATCGCCACCGGCCTGCTGCTGGCCAACGCCCCAGTCGCCGCACCCGAGGTCAAGCAGCTGCTCGACAAGATCATGCAGGGCTTCGAGGACTTCAAGAAGTCCAACGACGAGCGCCTGGCCAAGGTCGAGAAGGGCCTGCCCACAGGCGACAGCGAGGCCAAACTCGCCGCCGTGCAGGCCGACGTCGCCAAGCTGCTCGACCTCAAGAAGGACGTCGAGGCCATGGAGTCCAAGCAGAACCTGCTCGGCCTGATGGGCGGCACCAAGCAAGGCAACCCCGACAAGGCGGCTTACAAGAGCGCCTTCTTTGATCGGTTCGTCCGCAAGGGCGCCGACGACGCCGCCATGCGCGAACTGCAGGCCAAGGCCTGGAGCATCGGCACCCCGGCTGACGGTGGCTACGCCGTGCCCGAGGAAATCGACCGCCAAATCGAGAAGCTGCAGCGCGACCTCTCGCCCATCCGCGGCCTGGCCAACGTCGTGCGCGTCAGCACCAGCGACTACAAGAAGCTCGTCAACCAGAACGGCATCGCCTCCGGCTGGGTCGGTGAAACCGCGGCTCGCACCGCCACCAACACCAGCACCCTGGCCGAAGTCACGCCCTTCATGGGCGAGCTCTACGCCAACCCGCAGGTCACGCAGCAAGCGCTCGACGACATCTTCTTCGACGTCGAGGGCGAGCTGCAGGCCCAGCTGCTGGAAGAGTTCGCCGTGGCCGAGGGTTCCGCCTTCGTCAGCGGCAACGGCACCAACAAGCCCAAGGGCTTCCTGGCCTACACCTTCGTGGCCACGGCTGACAGCTCGCGCACCTTCGGCCAGCTGGAGTACGTCGCCACCGGCGTGTCTGGCGACTTCGCCGCCAGCAACAAGGGTGACATCTTCTACGACCTGGTCGCCAAGATGAAGGCCGGCTACCGCGCTGGCTCGCAGTGGGTCATGAACAAGGGCCTGCTCTTCGAGGTCATGAAGATCAAGGACACCACGGGCCAATACCTGTGGCAGCCCCGCCTGAGCGACAACGGCCTGGGTCTGGCCCTCGTCGGCTACGGCGTGACCGAAGCCGAGGACATGCCCGCCAAGGCCGCCAGCTCGCTGTCGATCGCCTTCGGCAACTTCAAGCGCGGCTACACCATCGTCGACCGCGTCGGCA